GTGCTGGAAAAGAGTATCGGGGACGGGGATCCGGAAAAGTCTTCCCTGGATCTGTTTTCCCTTGAGATGTTCGAGAACATTGCGTATGTGATGGCGAAGCATGCGGATCCGTCGATTCCGGATAATCCGGAGGAATGGCTGGATGAGTTTAATACATTCAGTATTTATCAGATTCTGCCGAAGCTGATCGAGCTGTGGGGAATGAACATCAGGACGGATGTGGAGGCTAAAAAAAACTTCATGCAACAGACCGTGAAATGACAACTCCCCTGTTTCTTCTCCGGTGTGTGCAGCTGGGAATTTCCATCCGGGATCTGGATCTGCTGACTATCGGGATGGTGAATGATATGTTTGTGGAGAGCAGGAACGATGAGTATAAAGGATGGAGACAGGTTGCCACACAGGAGGATTTCGACAGGTTCTGATCTGATGAAATGTGGTGACAGGATGATTCAGAAAGGGTATAATGGGTTTATCAAATCAATATTTACTGAATTAAGTTAATCGTGCCATATGGCTTGATTATAAATACAAAGATAAAAACGCAATGTACATTAAAAATGTATTAGAGCTGGTAGGTAGCCCAGCCGTCCTATGTAAATAGGGTAAGTAACCTGCCCCTCCGGGTTGTCCATTCTTTGTTCATTTTATTTTAGGAGGGATTCTTATGGACAAAGTAAATGGAAAACTGACGGTATATTTTGAAGAACCATTTTGGGTAGGCGTATTTGAGCGTATTGAAGATGGTAAACTATCTGTGGCGAAGGCAACATTTGGTGCAGAACCAAAAGATTACGAAGTACAGGAATATATTCAAAAATACTATTTCAGTTTGAAATTCAGTCCGGCTGTTGAAACTATTGTAAAGGATATCAAAAGAAATCCGAAACGGATGCAGCGAGAAGCAAAAAAGCAGATGCTGGAAACCGGCATTGGTACAAAATCGCAGCAGGCATTGAAATTACAGCAGGAACAGAACAAACAGGAGCATAAAGAGAGAAGCCGCAAGAAAAAAGAGGCGGAAGAACAGCGAATGTTTGAATTGAAACAGCAAAAGAAAAGAGAAAAGCATAAGGGACATTAAAGTCCCTTGGGCTTTTCCTCAAATCGGAAGTTAAGGAGGGCATTTATATGAAATTAGCAGATTTAGCTACGGGTCCAGACTGGATAATATGGACTGTCTTTGTGGTATTTGCTGTACTTTCTATAATTTTACTTTCTGGGCACGGAAGTTGGTTTATTTCTGGATACAATATGGCTTCAAAAGAAGAAAAGGAAAAGTATGATGAAAAGAAGTTATGCAGAACAACGGGAATTGGAATGTCTATTATAGCAATTCTTATGTTAATTATGGGTTTGTTTGACAACTTTCTTTCTGCATTTTTTATATATATTGCAGTGGGAATCATTATGGTTGATGTCGTGGTGATTATCATTTTGGGAAATACGCTATGCAGAAAGTAACAACTTAAGTTTAAGGAGGTAGTTATGGCTTTTGATTTTAAGAAAGAATATAAAGAGTTTTATATGCCTAAAAATAAACCAGCGATTGTAACAGTCCCAAAAGCAAATTATATTGCAGTCAGAGGAAAGGGTAATCCAAACGAAGAAGGCGGGGCATATCAGCAGGCAATTAGTGTATTATATGCGGTTGCATATACTTTGAGAATGAGTTACAAGACAGATTATAAAATTGCAGGATTTTTTGAATATGTAGTTCCACCACTTGAAGGATTCTGGTGGCAGGAAAATATACATGGTGTAAATTATGCAGATAAAGATTCATTTAATTGGATTTCAGTTATCCGCCTGCCTGATTTTGTGAATCAAAAAGATTTTGAATGGGCTGTTGAAACAGCAGCTAAAAAGAAAAAAATAGACTGTTCATCGGCAGAGTTTTTGACTATTAATGAGGGATTGTGTGTTCAAATAATGCACTTGGGGGCATTTGATGATGAACCTGCAACTGTTGCACTTATGGATGCTTATTTGGAGCAGAATGGATATGTTAATGATATGAATATGGAAAGATTACATCATGAAATATATCTGTCTGATGCAAGAAAGGTTGCCCCAGAAAAATGGAAAACGGTCATTAGGCATCCTATAAAAAAATTGTAAACTTCCAGTTTTGTTGATAAAAAAATGAAGACGATAATGAAAGCATTTGTCAGGGATGGCAGGTGCTTTTTTTGTGCCCGGAGTGATCCGGGTATTTTTGTGCCTTTTTTATGGGATTTAGGGGGTGAGCCGTATGGCAGGGAACAGAATCAGGGGGATCACTGTCGAGATTGGCGGCGATACCACGAAATTGCAGACTGCCCTGAAAGGGGTTAATACGGAGATCAGGAATACGCAGAGCCAGCTGAAAGATGTGGAGAAGCTTCTGAAGCTGGATCCGGGGAATACGGAGCTGATCGCACAGAAGCACAGGCTGCTGGCACAGGCGGTTTCTGAGACCAGGGAGAAGCTGGAAACTTTGAAGACTGCACAGCAGCAGGCGGATGAGGCACTGCGGAACGGGACGATTTCCCAGGATCAGTATGATGCCCTGCAGAGGGAGATCGTTGAGACGGAACAGAGACTGAGGAGTCTGGAAGAACAGGCGAACCAGTCTGCGACTGCTTTGCAGAAGATCAGGGCAACCGGTGAGAAGCTGCAGACAGTTGGAAACAAGATTTCTTCCGTGGGACAGAAGCTGCTTCCTGTGACGGGAGTGGTGACAGGGCTTGGAACGGCGGCGGTGAAAACTGCCGCTGATTTTGACTCTGCGATGAGCAGGGTGGCGGCTGTGTCCGGGGCAACGGGATCGGATTTTGACAGCCTCCGGGATAAGGCCAGGGAGATGGGTGCCAAAACGAAGTTCTCTGCGACTGAGGCTGCGGATGCCATGAACTATATGGCGATGGCCGGCTGGAAGACGGAGGATATGCTGTCCGGTATTGAAGGCGTTATGTATCTGGCTGCGGCATCCGGGGAAGACCTTGCAACGACTTCTGATATTGTGACGGATGCGCTGACGGCTTTTGGGCTGACTGCAGCGGATTCGGGACATTTTGCGGATGTGTTGGCGGCTGCTTCCAGTAATGCCAATACCAATGTGTCCATGATGGGCGAAACGTTCAAGTATTGTGCACCGGTTGCCGGAGCGCTGGGATTCTCGGTTGAGGATACAGCGGAAGCCATCGGTCTGATGGGAAATGCCGGTATCAAGGCTTCCCAGGCCGGTACTTCCATGCGTTCCATCATGACCAACCTGACCGGGGATGTGAAGCTGTCGGGTGCGGCGATCGGGGATGTGACCATTGCCACGACCAATGCGGACGGTTCCATGCGGAGCCTGTCTGCAATCCTGGCTGACTGCAGGGTGGCTTTTGCAGGAATGACAGAAGCTGAGAAGGCGAACAATGCGGAGGCGTTGGTCGGAAAGAATGCCATGTCAGTTTTCCTGGCACTGATGAATGCGGCTCCGGAGGATATTGAAAAGGTGTCGGGGGCAGTGAATAACTGTAAGGATGCGGCAAAGAACATGGCGGATACCATGCAGGATAATCTGGAAGGACAGCTGACTATTTTGAAGTCACAGCTTCAGGAACTGGCTATTTCTTTCGGGGATCTGCTGATGCCTGCGGTGCGGAGTATTGTTTCCGGACTGCAGGGGATGGTGAATGTGCTGAATGTAATGCCGGACGGGATGAAGCGTGTGATCATGATCGTTGCACTTCTGGCTGCGGCATTGGGGCCTGTGCTGATCATTATAGGCAAGACCCTTTCGGCCATTGGAACGATTATGACATGGGCACCGAAGCTTGCCGGTGCGATCAGTGCGGTGAAGGGTGCTTTTGCAGCACTGAGTGCTACGATGATGGCGAACCCTATTGCTATTGTGATAGCTGCCATTGCAGCTTTAGTGGCGGCGTTTATTTATCTCTGGAATACCAATGAGGAGTTCCGGCAGTTCTGGATCAGGCTGTGGAATGAGATTAAGGAAGTCGCTGTCCAGGTATGGACGGCGGTTTCCCAGTTTCTGGTTTCCGCATGGAACGGGATTCGGAATACGGCGGTGGCTGTATGGAATGGGATCCGTGATTTTTTTTCCGGTCTGTGGGCTGGGATTAAGACACTGTTTACAACGGTTGTCACTGCGATTTCTACTTTCCTTGTGGGAGCGTGGAATGGGATCCGGGCAACGGTCATGGCAGTGTGGAATGCGATTTCAGCATTTCTTGGTTCTGTCTGGAATGGGATCAGGTCTGTTATTACGAATGTGGTGAACGGTATCCGGACGTTTTTGCAGAGTGCATGGAACGGTATCCGGACAGTCATTACTACGGTGATGAATGCAATCCGGACGGTGATCTCTACGGTCTGGAATGGTATCCGGACAATTATTTCCACCGTGCTGAATGGAATCAGGGGAACTGTCAATTCTGTGTGGAATGGAATCAGGAATACGATTTCTTCTGTGGCGAACGGGATTAAGAATACAGTTTCCGGCGCTTTTAATGCCATGTGGTCTGGGATCCGGAGTACGATTTCCGGAATCTATAATACGATCAGGGACGGTCTGGGAAATGCGGTGAATTACATTACGGGTCTTGCATCTGCCGGATGGCGGTGGGGCGCGGATATCATTAATGGCATTGTGAATGGTATCCGGAGCTGTATTGGTGCGGTTGCCAATGCGGTGACGGATGTGGCAAACACGATCCGTTCCCATCTGCATTTCTCTGTGCCGGATGAAGGACCTCTGACGGATTTCGAGAGCTGGATGCCGGACTTTATGAGTGGTCTGGCTGAGGGCATTGAGAAGAGCAGGGGCATGGTAAAGGCGGCTGTGAACAGTGTGGCTGCGGATATGGTGGTTTCGCCGCAGATGGCGGTGTGATGACCGGTACAGGACCGTCTGGCGGTGCGGATCTGACAGCCAGTATTGTGGCGGCGCTGAAGGATGTGCTGGGTGATCAGAAAGGACAGCAGGGGGATCTGGTGATTCCTGTTTATCTGGGGAACCAGCTGCTGGATGAGGTGATCGTGACGGCACAGCAGAGAATGAGTCTGAGGAGCGGAGGTAGATAGGATGGCTTTTTTTCAGTATCTTGTGTTTGACGGGGAGAACCTGCCGCTTCCGGATTCTTATGAGGTGGAGCTGGAGGATGTGGAAGCGGATTCCGGCGGTGAGACGGAGGCGGGGACGACACAGAGGGATGTGGTGCGGCATGGCGTTGTGAGCATTCCGGTGTCGTTTTCTGTTACGGCGAAGTGGCTTAAGAAGTTGGCGGTGTATGCAAAGCTGGATAAGATCAGCGTGCAGTATTTTGATGTGGAGATGGCGGAGATGAAACTGGCGGAGATGTATGTGACTGGGTATAAAGCGAAGCTGAAAAAGGATACCAGTTATAAGGGATTGTGGACGGTGAGCTTTACGTTGAAGGAGATGTAGTGAGATGGTATAATGGGAGAATCAAATCGGGAGTTATGGAGGTGAAAAATGTATTTCACAGACGAAAAAGACTATATTATGCGAATGATAAAAGAAATGGTAAGAGTATTATTTTCTTTAATGTTTGGGAAAAAGTATGTTTCTGTTGAACTTGAAAAAGAAAATAAATATGAAGTATCAGGGAAAAATTTGAAAGATTTTCTTGATATGATTGATTCTGGGGAAATTAACGAAGCAGAGAATATACTTTTAGATAGCATTGATTATACAGACAGAAATGAGGTAATGGCAGCAGCTCTTTTCTACCAATACCTTAGTGAGAAGGATAGTGAGTTTTTGAAAAATAATAATTATACAAAAGAAGAAGTGATGTCTGGTTTTAAGCAATTACTTATGCAGTCAGGATATACTGATTTGCTATGTTTGGTCAAAGCTGAAGAGTAATGTAGAAAATTCAAAGAGATAAGAGTGATTGGCTGAAAGGAGAAATTGTATTATATGTTCTATATTGTTTTTGACTTTATGATGGCAGTGATTATGTTTTTGTTTGGAATGTGGTTTTATAAATCAGAAGGAAAAGCTGCTAAATTCTTGTCGGGTTATAATATGAAATCAGCGGATGAACGAAAGAAATACGATGAGAATGCTATGTGTAAGGCATATGGAAAAAGAATGATGTTTATGTCAGTTCCTTTTATTATTGGAATAATCATAGATATCCTTATTGGAATAATCATAGATATCCAATATCAAGGAATAGGCTCTTGGATCGCATGGGGGATATGGCTTATTATGTTTGTTTTGTTGCTTATTGATAGACATAAAAGAGAACGTTAAATTCTCGTTTATCCAATAGAAAAATAAGAATAGATTGGAGAAAGATATGGCTTCAAGTAAAGAATATTTAACCTTTATATTGGAACAGTTATCCGATTTAGAGGGAATTTCATACCGTGCGATGATGGGCGAGTATATCATCTATTATCGTGAGAAAATTGTTGGCGGTATATATGACGATAGGTTGCTTGTAAAACCTGTAAAATCTGCTGTTTCACTTATGCCTAATGCAATTTATGAGTTGCCCTATGATGGAGCAAAAGAGATGTTGTTGGTTGATAATGTTGATAACAAAGATTTCCTGACAAGATTGTTTGTCGCTATGTATGATGAACTTCCTGCACAAAAAAAGAAGAAGTCATAAAATCGGGAGTTGAAGAATTCAGGTGGTTGTGCCATCTTACTGTTAAGAGAGGAGATTGCTTATGAAGAAAAAAGTACTTGCAATTATGTTAGTTGCCGTGTCAATAATGTTGATTTCGGCGTGCGAAAAAAAAGAAAAACTGTACGAAATTCCTGACCTATCGCAGTATAAGACAGATTATGTAGGAGATTCTTCAAATGTTATAAATATTGTAAGCAGTCAAGAGTATCCAGAAGGATACTCATATGACAGTATAGAGATACAGTCTGAAACAGAACCTTATGGATTAACAGTTTTTCTAAAAGATGAGCCGTCTGCCCCTAAGCTTGAAGATGAATTGCAGGTTAATGCAGATATGACATTTGATTTGATTGGTAATTTGGGAACACTTGATTATAAAATAGCAGATAGCAAAGAAATTATTGCATCGTATGAACGGTAGAGTTATTGCTCTTCAAATTCAAGGTTGTAGTGATAAACAATAACATAACACAGCATCAGTCACCTAGTTGGCTGGTGCTTTTTTCGTGGGGGAAATGGAGGTGGCGGGATGTATTCTGTGTCGGATGGATTTCTGAGGGCTGTGAAGAGCAATACAAGAAAATATTACTGGACGGGTACGATCGTTACCAAAGGCGGAATGACGTATGAGCTCGGGGCGAAGGAGATTGTGAAGGGTTCCGGATATATTTCCAGGCAGTGCTGCGGGAGTACGGAGATTGAACTGGGGACGGTGTATGCGGCGGAGATGGGGATCACACTTCTGAGTGATATTGACAGGTATACGCTGGAGGATGCGCTGGTGACGCTGGTGTTTCATCTGGTGCTGGCGGATGGTTCGGTGGAAGATGTGCCGATGGGAGTTTTTGAGGTCAGTGAGGCGAACCGTCTGGCGAAGTGTCTGGAACTGAAAGCCTATGATTTTATGCTGCGGTTTGATAAGAGTTTCAATGGATTTGAGACTGTGGGGACTGCTTATGATTTTATTGCCCTGTGCTGTAAGCGGTGCAAAGTGGAGTTTGCGAATAAGAGGGCGGAGATTGATGCCATGCCGAATGGCGGGGTGACGCTTTCTGTTTATACTGAAAATGATATTGAGACCTGCCGGGATGTGCTGTTTTATGTGGCACAGGTTCTGGGAGGTTTCTTTATTATTAACAGGGAGGGAAAGCTGGAACTGAGAAAGTACGGGAAGGAGCCTGTGATGAAGGTGGAGCAGAGACACCGGTTTTCTTCCAGCTTTTCGGATTTTATTACCAGATACACGGCAGTGAGTTCCACCAACAAGCAGACACAGATTGCAGAGTATTATGCTCTGGATCCGGATAATGGGCTGACCATGAACCTGGGTGTGAACCCGCTTCTGCAGTTTGGGTTAAAGGAGACCAGGGAGATGCTGTGCAGGAATATCCTGGCAGATCTGTCTGTGATCCGGTATGTGCCGTTTGATTCGGATACCATCGGGAACCCTGCCCTGGATCCAGGGGATGTGCTGACATTTGCGGGAGGACAGGCGGATGAGGGACAGATCACCTGTATCACTTCCATCAGACAGAAAATCGGGGGAAAGCAGAGCCTGAAATGTGTGGGGAAGAACCCGAGGCTGGCTCAGGCGAAGTCAAGGAATGACAAGAATATTTCGGGGCTGCTGAACCAGATTGAAGACAACGCGAAGACTGGGAAGATCGGGATTCATACGTTTACCAATGCTCCGCGCATGAGATCGGGCAGACCAGGGTGAAGCTGATCAGTATCCAGTTTGCTTCTTCTGAGGAAAACCACATGCAGTTTTTTGCGCAGGTTGTTGTGGATGTGGCTGCGGATCCGGTGGAACGGTCTGCGGAGGCTTCCGGGACTGTGGTGATTCCATTTCCGGGCGGAAGCGGCAGTGGAACTGGAAGTGGTACGGGTGGTTCTGATGGAACCGGGGAGACATCGGATGCAGGAAGTTCTGAAAATGATGCGGCAGGGAATGAAGTTGGAAATACTTCCGGGAATGAGAATACAGGGAGTACGGATGATGTCGCTGGTGGCTCGGAGGTTTCTGTGGATGTGAGCCTGCCGGTGAAGTGGCAGGAGGACGGACAGGCAGTCTGCCATGTGGTCTTTGAATTTAACAATGAGGAGATTGTGGAGCATTGTCCGGTGGAGACCTGGCATTCCGGGAAACATATTTTGTCGCTGTATTATCCCATTGAGAAGATCGTTGCCAATTATACGAATACATTCAATGTGTATCTCTGGATGGAGTATGGCAGCGGTACGGTTGATGTGGGAGACTGCATTGCTTCTGTCAGCGGACAGGCAATGGCGGCTGGGGAAGCCTGGGACGGAAAGCTTGAGGTGGAAGATTATACCACGAGATTTGCCATTGGCGGAGGACTGGATGTGAATGGTTTCCGGGAATCGCTGTCCATGCAGATGAAGGAGACGGTGAACAGAGGATTTGAAGTGTATTTTGCTGAGAAAGCGGGAATCAGCGGTTTCTGCAGGCCGGTAGAAATGGAGGGTGTGTGATGAAGTTGAAAGGTGAAATGGTCATTGAACTGACCGATACGAATACGGGTGCGGTGGAGACAGTTCAGGAGACGAACATGATCACGGAGGCAGTGAATAATATTCTGGGGCTGAATCCCATGGGGATTTATCTGAAAGCCAGCGGGGAGTATGACAATTCTGTTTTGTGGAACGGGACGCTGCTTCCCATCTGCCCGAACATGATCGGGGGGATCCTGCTGTTTCCGGCAGTGCTGGAAGAAAAGGCGGATCATATTTACGAGCAGGGGAAGAACCTGCCGGTGGCTTATGCTTCCAACAATGTTAATTCCGGTTCCAATGTGGCGAGGGGAAGCCTGAACCAGACGGAGAGCAAGAAACTGGACAATGGATATAAGTTTGTGTGGGAGTTCACTCCCAGCCAGGGAAACGGGAATATTGCAACTGTGGCACTGACCAGTGCCCTGGGCGGGCAGAATGCTTTTGGCAGTGCGGCAGGGGATGCCAGCACATTTCTGCTTCTGAAAAAGGTGGATATCGGGGATATCCCGAAGGCGAAGCAGATGACACTGTTTGAGGCAGTGGAACTGGATTTTGAAAAGAACCTGCTGTATTCCATTACCTTTGGGACTTCCAGTGTGACTATTACGAAGATCAGGATCCCGGTGTTTAACATCGGGCTGAATGAGAAGCTGGATGATACCACTTATACCGTACTGGAAGAGCAGACACTGACAACGGAAAGCTTTACGTTCCTGGGGGATTATACAAAGTACGGGGAGTTTATGGACGGGCATGACGGATACTGGTATGGATTTTCCAATGAGCCGAATGCTTCCGGGGATGCGAAGATGGTGTGGATCCGGATCTCCAAAAAGGATTATTCCTTTACGGAGGGAAGCTGGACACTGTCCAAGGCGAAGCTGTCGGAAGTAGGCACAAGGGCAAAGGACGGTTCCTATCCGGAGCGGAATGTAAAATGCTGTGTGAGGAAGGGGTATCTGTATGTGCCTTCTTATGATAAGAAGGGAGTTTATAAGATCAATACTGCCAATTCAGCGGATGTGACATTGATCCCGCTGGGCTTTACTTCCAAACTGAAATCTCTTGGCGAGGCCGGTTCCTGTGAGGTGTATATGACGCTTCTCGGTGACATGATCGTGGCAGGGGATTTCCAGATCACGGCGGATGACAGGGTGATCAAAACACAGGGGAGTGCAAGGTTTGAAGCCATGGCAACGCCTTTGTTCCAGTATAAGAACTTTGTGTTTATGTGGGGCGGCAGTTACGGGAAGGAGCACAGGTGTGCTTACCTTCTGACGCCTTATCTGGCAAGTATCAATAATCTTTCGTCAGCAGTGGTGAAGAATACGGACAAAACGATGAAGATCACGTATACGCTGACGGAGGAAACAATGTAGGTCTTTCTGCCGCAAGGCATGGAGATAGAAAACTTATTTATGGCAGTTCTCAGAAATGGGGGCTGCTTTTTTCATGGGAGGAGGATTCTGGCATGAAGGAATTTTGGAACTTTATTCAGATGGTTTTTATGGCTGTAGGCGGATGGCTGGGCTGGTTTATGGGAGGCTGTGACGGGCTTCTGTATGCCCTGATCGCTTTTGTGGTGATCGATTATCTGACCGGGGTGATGTGTGCTTTTGCGAACCATACGCTTTCCAGTGAGGTGGGATTCCGGGGGATCTGCAGGAAGGTGCTGATCTTTCTGCTGGTGGGAATGGCGAATATTCTGGATGTGGCTGTGGTCGGGAACGGATCCGTGTTGAGAACAGCGGTGATCTTTTTCTATATTTCCAATGAGGGCGTGAGTTTGCTGGAGAATGCAGGACATCTGGGGCTGCCGATCCCGCAGAAGATGAAGGAAGTGCTGGAACAGCTGCATGACAGAGGGGAAGGAAGTGATGGGGAATGAGACTGGTTGAAAGTTTTCTGACGAAGAATCCCTGCTATACTGCAGGGAGAAAAATTACTGTAAAAGGCCTGATGCTTCACTCGGTTGGATGTCCGCAGCCGAAGGCACAGGTCTTTCTTGCTTCCTGGAATCATGCTTCTTTTGGAAGTGCCTGTGTGCATGGTTTCATTGATGGGAATGATGGAACGGTGTATCAGGCATTGCCATGGAATCACAGGGGATGGCACTGTGGCTCCGGTAGTAAGGGAAGTGGAAATAATACGCATATTGGTGTGGAGATGTGTGAGCCTGCCTGCATCCGGTACACAAGCGGATCTGGTTTTACCTGCTCCGATCTGGCGAAGGCAAGGGCATCTGCAGTGCGGACGTATGAAGCAGCGGTGGAATTGTTTGCCATGCTTTGTAAGAAGTTTGGTCTGGATCCGCTGGCAGATGGTGTGGTGATTTCCCATAGAGAGGGACACGCAAGGGGAATTGCTACAAATCATGGAGATCCGGAGCATCTGTGGAAAGGTCTGGGACTGCCTTATACGATGGATGGATTCAGGAAAGCTGTGAAGGCTGCTATGTCTGGGAAAGCTGAAGGGACGCAGGCTTCTGTGTTTCTGGGGATTTCCGATGAGAAGGCAGCGGAGCGGATTAGAGTGCTGTGTGCAGAGGATATGAAAACCAGTGGGATTCTGGCATCTGTGTCTGCGGCACAGTTTATTCTGGAATCCGGTTATGGCAGGACGGAACTGGCACAGAAAGCAAATAACTGCTTTGGAATGAAATGTGTGCTGTCTGGGAATAGCTGGGGCGGAAGTGCCTGGGATGGAACCAGTAAGTACCGGAAGAAAACGCAGGAGGATGATGGAACTGGAAAGCTTTACACTGTGACTGCGGATTTCCGGAAGTATGCCTGCGTGGAGCAGTCGATTGCGGATCATTCGGCTTATCTTCTGGGAGCGATGAATGGGAAGAAAAAGAGATATGCAGGACTGGCTGGGGAGAAGGATTACCGGAAAGCTGTCCAGATTATTAAGGATGGCGGCTATGCAACGGATAGTTTATATGTGCAGAAGATCTGCGTTATTATTGAGAAGTATGGGCTGACACGGTTTGATGGCGGGAAGACGGAAAAGGAGATCTGGTACCGTGTGAGGAAGAACTGGCAGGATGCGGAGAGCCAGGTGGGGGCATTTAAGGTGCTGGAAAACGCAAAGAAAAGTGCAGACGAGCATCCGGGGTTTTCGGTGTTTGATGAGAATGGAAAGGCAGTGTACAGTTCCGTGGATAAGAAGCAGGAAGAGGTGTTTCGTCCGTATCTGGTTCGTGTGGAGATTTCGGATCTGAATATCCGGAAGAAGCCGGGAACGGATCAGGAGAAGGTTGGAAAATATACGGGTGTTGGCTGTTTTACTATTGTTGCTGAGGCTGACGGTGTCGGAGCATCAAAGTGGGGGTTGCTGAAAGCGTATGAGAAAGAGCGGAATGGGTGGATCTCGCTGGATTTTGTGACAAGAATATAATAGTGAGTGATGAGGCTTTGCATTGCGGCGGTGGTCGTGGTGTGAAGCCTTTTTTTGTTAGGGCAAAGCCCTGTTTGCCATTGTGGAGTTTTTCGTTGATTCGAAAAACGGAGCTTTTGGTCGCTTTCAATATAACATCCGGAATCGAGGTATCTTTTTTTTCTGCAAAATCACGAACTTTGCTCATTTATAGATATCAGAAAAAGGAAGATACTTTGAGGAATCTTTACGAAAAGAAAAAAGAGAAGTTAATCTCATATATCTGCTTCTTGGCTAGTTTGGGATTAAAAGTAACAATCCTTTTTTCTGTTATCTTGAACTTTTTAATTTTTCCTGTTTCGGAGTCCTTGAATTTATATTCAAACTCATCTACACATTCTTTGATGCGGTACAAAAGTATTAAGCAGTTAAAAACAAAAATCCAAGAAGATATTTACTAATCTTATTGACATAGAACAAAAAATGAATATAATCGAAGTTGAACAACTATTCAACTTCGATTATACGAGGTAAGTGTATGTCTAAACCGTCTTATATTTGTAATTGTGATGTGATTCATGAGGATATTGTGAATGATGTGAAATCCAAGATGCAACCCAAAGATGATTATATCCAGTTGGCATCTTTATTTAAGCTATTTGGAGATGGTACCAGAGTACAAATCTTACACGCTCTGGAACAGAGTGAGATGTGTGTATGTGATCTTGCTGTGCTACTGGGGGTAACGAAATCCGCAATCTCACACCAGTTAAAGGCATTGCGTCTTGCGAATTTGGTAAAATTCCGTAGAGAAGCGCAGATAGTTTACTACTCTCTGGCAGATGATCATGTGAAAGAGATTATTGATAAGGGATTTGAGCATCTATGGCAGAAATAATATTTTTAGCATTATAGTTGAGCAATTGAGCAACTAAACAAATTACAAGGAGGTCATTATGAAACGAATATTTTTATTAAAAGGCTTGGACTGTCCGAACTGCTCCGCAAAAATTGAAAAAGAAGTCGGAGAATTGGATGGAGTACAATCCTCAGTTGTAAACTTTTATGAAGCAGACGCTGACAATCAATGTTGCTCCAGCTGCCGCAAATACAATAGCCAGTCAGATTGAAACGATTGTCCACAGCCATGAGCCAGATGTAGAAGTTTCCGAAATTGCACAGGAATACTATATACCTGCAAAAAAACAGGATACCAATACATCCTATAACAATGAGGACAAGAAGTTGACGATTCGTTTAGCGATTGGCGCAGCAATCTATGGTATTGGTATGGCATTGACAGTTTTTGCGAAAGTGCCACTGCCTGTCGAGTTAGTTTTTCTCATTGTCTCCTATATTATTCTTGGCGGGGATGTTGTATGGCAAGCTGTGAGGAATATTTCAAAGGGACGTGTGTTTGATGAACATTTCCTGATGAGCGTTTCTACGATTGGTGCTTTTGTCATTGGTGAATATCCGGAAGCAGTTGCTGTTATGCTGTTCTATCAAGTTGGTGAATTTTTCCAGTCATTGGCTGTTGAGCGTTCCAGAAAATCTATATCAGATTTAATGGATATACGTCCGGATTGTGCTACAGTCAGAAGGAACGGAGAATTGATTACCATATCTCCTGAAAGTGTTGCCATTGGCGAGATTATTATTGTAAAGCCTGGTGAAAAAATCCCATTAGACGGTGTGGTATTGGATGGAGATTCTATGCTGGATACGAGGGCTTTAACTGGAGAATCGGTTCCGAGAAGCGTTCATAAAGGAGACGAAGCACTTTCCGGTTGTATGAATCAGACGGGTGTTTTAACGATTAAGACAACGAAAGCATTTGGTGAATCTACTGCTTCAAAGATTATTGATCTTGTGGAGAATGCGTCCAGTAGAAAAGCACCAACAGAAAATTTCATTACTACATTTGCACGTTATTACACTCCTGTTGTTGTAATCTTAGCAGCTATTCTGGCAATTCTGCCACCGATCCTTCTTGGTGGAGGTTGGACAGAGTGGATTCGCAGAGGATTTGTTTTCCTTGTGGTATCTTGCCCATGTGCATTGGTCATTTCAATCCCGCTGACTTTCTTCGGAGGTATTGGTGCGGCATCTAAACGAGGTGTTCTTGTAAAAGGAAGTAATTATTTAGAGGCGCTTAATAATGTCAGCATTATTGTGTTCGATAAAACTGGAACACTTACAAAGGGTGTTTTCAATGTGACTGATATTCTGCCTGCAAATGGATTTTCAAAAGAACAGGTTCTGGAGTATGCGGTCCAGGCAGAGAGCTTTTCTAACCATCCTATTGCAAAATCCATTCTCTCTGCTTATGGAAAAGAAATTGACCAATCAGTTATCTCTGATTACAAGGAAATTTCCGGATATGGAATCAGTGCCATGGCAGGAAAGAAGAAAGTTTATGCTGGCAATACGAAACTTATGGATTCAGAGCATGTGGAGTATACAGCCTGTGAAAAAGTTGGTACAAAGGTTTATGTAGCAGTAGATGGTCAATATGCCGGATGCATTTTGATAACAGATGAAGTAAAGCCGGACAGCAAAAAAGCAATTTCTGATTTGAAACATATCGGTGTGGAAAAAACAGTCATGCTTACTGGTGATGATGAAAAAATCGGAAAGGCTGTTGCGGAAGAATTGCAGTTGGATGAATATTATGCACAACTGTTTCCTGATCAAAAAGTGGAAAAGGTTGAGCTTTTAGACAGTAAAAAGAGACCGGGAAGCAAATTGGCTTTTGTTGGTGATGGTATCAATGACGCTCCTGTCCTTGCTCGTGCGGATGTTGGTATCGCAATGGGTGGTCTTGGTTCAGATGCGGCCATTGAAGCTGCGGATGTGGTTCTGATGACAGATGAACCATCTAAGCTGGTGGATGCGATTGATGTGGCAAAAGCGACAAAGCAAATTGTCATGCAGAATATAGTGATTGCCCTTGGAATTAAGAGTGTGTTCCTGATCCTTGGTGCTCTGGGTATAGCTGGAATGTGGGAAGCTGTATTTGGTGATGTAGGCGTTACCATAATTGCCGTCTTGAACGCAATGAGGATTTTGAAAAAATAAGAAACGAGGTGGCAATGTGAAACGGAAATTGATTCTGTTAGCAGTTATAATTGTTTTTCTTGCAGGTTTCGGTGCACTTTTGCATTCACCGCCTTCTATGATTGATGCAGTCACAGGAGCAACACCGAAGTCAAAAAAGGCGGCTCAAGCCTCCGCACAGTTGGAAGGCTCTTATGTTCTCGGTATTAATATGATGTCAGATGGTCTCGACAACGAGAACACCCGGAATAAATTAAAAGAATTGGCACTGGACGATTCGGAAACAAATGAAACAGATCTCATGAAAACGGACATTAGTTTTCGGTTATATGTATCTGAGACGGATTATCCGCTTGTCAGTTATGCTAAGAAACTCTGTGACAGGTTGAAACAGGCCGGCTTTTTCGTAGATCTGAAAGAGTACAGTAACACAATGATGCTATCAAGAGTGGTAAGTGGAAAGTATGATGTATTCCTGGCATCGGATGATTTTATTGACGTTACAACGCTAACACAGATGGACTATATGATCATGGACAGCGAAGAAATGAGGTGAGCGGGAATTTATGAGAAAATGGAATACGATTTTGTCTGTTTTAATGCTTCTCATTTTTATGATTCATGGAATCATGGGCAGCTTTATGCTGAACGGAGTTGGAAGTAGTGCAGGGAAACTTCTTGCATGGATTGGTGTTGGTATTCTTGTTGTGCATACGGTGATTGGTGTCATCCTGACAGTTCAGAGTTTACAGACAGCGAAGCAATCAGGAAAGATGTATCTGAAACAGAACGCCATATTTTGGGCGAGACGAGCCAGTGGGATGGCAATACTGATTCTGCTGTTATTCCATATTGGCTTGTTTGGAAAGGTGCAGAATGGGACATATATTTTGTTCCCTTTTACAACGGTAAAGATGGTAACTCAGCTTTTGTTCGTAGCGGCAATCTTTGTTCATATTTTTATCAATATACGCCCATTGCTCGTATCACTAGGAATCATTAGTTATAAAGAACGAAGGAGCGATATTTATTTGATCCTTTCGGTGCTTCTTCTTTTTATAGCGGGAGCGGTTATTTTATATTATATTGGGTGGCAATATCTATGAGTAAGACAATTATTATTATAGGTGCTGGATTGGCAGGACTTTCAGCGGCTTTGCAGGCAGCGGAAAATGGATGCAATGTAAAACTGGTTTCCTCCCTTCCGTCAGAGCGGGCACAGTCTGTTATGGCGGAGGGCGGTATCAACGCAGCTTTGAATACAAAAGATGAAAACGACAGTCCTGAAGAACATTTTACAGATACAATAAAGGCAGCATGTGGTCTGGCAGATCCAAATGCAGTTTGGGGAATGACACAGGCAGCACCGGAGCTGGTGCACTGGTTGCTAAAACTTGGAGTTAAATTTAACATGAGTGGCTATGATGATGTGGATCTGCGGAATTTTGGCGGGCAGAAAAAGAAACGGACTGCTTTTGCACAGAGCGATACCGGGAAGCAGATCATGACAGCTATGATAGACGCTGTTCGCAGGAAAGAAGCATCTGGTATGGTAGAACGGTTCAGCCATCATTCTTTCCTAACACTTCGTCTGTGTGGCAATATTTGTTGTGGCTGCGTAATCAGGGATGAATACAGTCAGGAGACTGTGGAATTACCGGGGGATGCGGTTATTGTTGCCACCGGTGGTATGCACGGATTGTTTGGAAATACAACGGGTTCGCTGAGCAATACAGGAGAAGTCACCGCAGAATTGTTCCGGCTTGGTGTTCCTCTGGCAAATGGCGAGATGATCCAGTACCATCCGACAACTGTGAAATGTGGTGGAAAACGCATGCTCATCAGCGAGGCGGCCAGAGGGGAAGGTGGCAGGTTGTTTGCCATGAAAGATGGAAAACAATGGTATTTCATGGAGGAAAAATACCCGGAGCTTGGAAATCTGATGCCACGAGATATTACCGCCAGAGAGATATGGAAGGTCAGCCATGAATCAGAGGTATTTCTTGACATGATGGAAATATCGGAGGAGATTATTTCAAATAAGCTATCTGGTCTGGCAGACGATTGTATGACCTATCTGCATAAAGATATACGAAAGGAACCGGTGTCTGTTTTACCGGGAATTCACTATTTTATGGGAGGCATTCTGGTGGATGAGCAGCACAGAACGCCGATTCAGAATCTTTACGCTGCCGGAGAATGCTGTGCCCAATATCATGGTGCCAACCGTCTTGGTGGAAATTCTCTGTTAGGAGCGTTATACGGAGGACGTGTTGCGGCAAAATCAGCATGTGAACAGGCAGATGTAGTAGATCTATCTTGTGCGACACAGATAGATTTTCCACCAACGTCTCAAATTTCAGAAATAAAGCAATTAAACAAAGTGATGCAGGATACTATGGGCGTTGTCAGAAATGAGAATACGTTGTTAAATGGGATTCAAACGGTACAAGCGCTGACAGGAAATCTTCCATTGCTTGGCATGGCAGTTCTAAAGAGTGCTCTTGCAAGAAAAGAAAGCCGTGGTGCACACTGGCGGGAGGATTATCCGAAGAGCAATGACGATGATTACCTTAAAACAACGGTAGCCAGATTTGATGGAAAGCAGATACAGATTTCCTTTGTACCTGTTCCAGAAAGGCGGTGATTCACTTGGTATATAAAATAAGAATCAGGCGGCAGGAGAGTCAGAAATCAGACAGTTATTGGCAGGAATTTGAGTTTGACGGAAGCAAAAACAGCTCTGTTGCCAATGTTCTAAAGGAATTGAACAGTAGAACACCTTTGAAAGATAATTCAGGGAATATAGTTACTCCCATCAACTGGGAATGTAGCTGTATGGTGCGAAAATGTGGGACTTGCGCCATGCTGATTAACGAACGTCCGAGGCTGGCATGCTCTACATTTCTACATACGTTAAAAGGTTCTACAATCACCTTGGAACCTTTAAGCAAATTTCCGCTTGTAAGAGATTTGATCGTTGACCGGTCAATTCTGTTTGAAAATTTGAAAAAACTGAACCTTTGGCTTGAAAGTGAAGCTTATATGAATCCGTGGACACACGAACCGAGGTATCAGTCGGCTCGCTGCCTGATGTGCGGGTGCTGCCTTGAGGTTTGTCCAAACTTTTCTTCAAAGGGTACTTTTGCTGGAGCGGTTGCAGCGGTCAACGCTTTTCGGATTCTGAATGAAGAACAGGAAATAAGCCATCGGAATGAGGTTTCAACTCAATATAAGGAAAATTATTTTGAGGGATGCGGGAAATCATTAGCTTGCCATAACATTTGCCCGATTGGTCTGCCTGTCGAAGAATTGATCGTGAGGTCAAATTCGGTAGCTATTTGGGGAAGACAGTGAGTATCAAAACGCTGATTAAAAAAAACATGATTAACCTACATCTATGGTTTTACCAAAAATAGAGACATATCCTTTGTTTCGGTGTGGTAGCGGTTTTATTATGGACTGGATTCCGTCAAGGATGAATTTGATGCTTCCCTGAGAGAGTATATCCAGTCGGAAGAATATGTCTCAGCAAAGCAGCAGAAGAGATATTGATCAAATTATGTCAATGTCTCTTTTTTTATGGAAGAAACAGGCTGATCAGAAATATGCAAAAGAGTAGCCTATTTTAATTATTTAACGAAAGGCGAACAGGGGTGTTCACAAGGGTGTGCACCGTTAAATTGTATCAATTTCGTGGTCGCAACGAAACCTTGCTGTTGTGGATATTATATGAATATATTTTGCGCTAGAATAATTATTGGGTATATGTTAAAATATAAAGAACATATATTCGAACGTTTATCAAGGTGGTGTATAGCATTGACAAAGTCAGAGAAACTACGAAAAATTCAGGAAATATTGGAATTAAAGAATCCACAAGAGAATCTGTATGCAGATCTGTTAAAGACAATAGGAGATTTGAAAACAAATTATGGGGATTACATGATTACGGAGCCGATTGACTGTAATGAGGAACTGAAACGTGTTCCGGGAGCGGATTATGAACTTTGTACGGCGTTGCTGACAATGCTGCTGAGAGAAGATCATTTTTCCAATGGTTCTTTTGAACGGAGATTTGCTGACGGGCAGGTGCTTCCTGTTCTGGTGAGGATGAAGGATGTTTTGAGTGCAGGAGTGTGATTTTATGAAAGTCGGGGATACTGCATATATTGTGGAATCAAACAGGTATGTGAGAGAAGTGGAGATCCGCAGGTGTTCCGGCGGGATGTTCCTGGTACGTTTTACAGATACGGGCGGCGGAATACAGGTGAAGGCTCACAGGCTGTTTGCAACGAGGGAAGAAGCTGAAAAGAGTATTGAGAAGGCACCAGAGACAATGAGGGTGCGTGGGAATCCGTATGACCGATGGTATTGAACGGATGATAAAGTAAATAAATGATCAGGGGAAACCTGTTGCTGTTTGCGGAGAAATCTGTGGATGGCAGCGGGTTTATTTTTTTGTCCGGAAAGTCAAAAAATCAGGGACCAGGACTCCTTGGAACAGTAGGAGGTGGTTTTTGGCTATGGGAAAAATTGAACTGATCGATACCGGCAGACTGACGGAGAAACAGGCCAGGATAAACATGGAAAAGTGTGCAGAGTTTCTGGCAAGAATGATCCAGAAGTACGGGGATGTGGTTCTGGGGGAGATTGAGGAGAGAAATGCACAGCTGCAGGGGAAGTGATCGAGTGTGCCGGTGGTCTTTTGGGGCTGCCGGTCTTTTTGCGCTATGGAAACCGCATAGGAGAAGGTGGATTTTGGGGCAGTTTTTTGGTCGTTCTGCGAGTTGGCACAGACTGGTGATTCCGATATATTTTATGTACGGCAACCGTATGACGATGGGCAACCGAAATGAGGTGAAGATTTGAGAAAGAAATGATACATATATACCCGTGTTTCTACGGCAATGCAGGTGGACGGCTACAGTCTGGAGGCACAGAAAGAAAGGCTGATGAAGTTTGCGGAGTTCCAGGAAATGGAAGTGGTCAGGGAATACTGTGATGCTGGTAAATCCGGAAAGAGTATTACGGGCAGGCCGGAGTTTCAGAGGATGTTGCAGGATGTGTCTGAGGAACGTGACGGAGTGGCATTTATTCTGGTGTTTAAGCTGTCACGTTTTGGAAGGAATGCAGCGGATGTTTTAAATTCCCTGCAGTTTATCCAAGATTATGGTGTGAATCTGATCTGTGTGGAAGACGGAATTGATTCCTCTAAGGATTCCGGCAAGCTGACCATCACGGTGCTGTCGGCAGTGGCTGAGATTGAAAGGGAGAATATCCTGGTCCAGACAATGGAAGGAAGAAAGCAGAAGGCCAGAGAGGGAAAATGGAATGGCGGACAGGCTCCTTTCGGATATGATCTGGATTCCAAGAATAGCACTCTGGTGGTGAATGAGGAAGAAGCGGAGATTGTGCGGATTATTTATGACAAGTTTGTGCATACGGATATGGGGGCAGATGCTATCTGTAATTATCTGAACCAGAGAGGTTATACGAAGAAAAAGGTCAGGGGGCATGAGCTGAACTATTTTGCCAGAGGACTGATCATGAAGATTTTGGATAATCCGGTTTATACTGGGAAGATTGCTTACGGGAAGAATGTTACGGAGAAGGTGAAGGGAACGAGGGATGAATACCGGCGTGTGAAGACTGATGATTACCTGCTGGCAGATGGACTGCATGAGGCGATTGTGGATGAAGAGACGTGGGAGGCGGCGAGAGAGAAAAGGAAGAGGACAGGGGTTAAGTGGAATAAGACACATAGTCTTGAACATGAGCATATTTTGTCGGGACTTTTGAAATGTCCGGTGTGTGGTGCTGGAATGGCAGGAACTGTGAGGAGAAGGAAGAATAAGAAATCTGGTGAATATAAGGATGACTTCTATTATAGATGTCAGCACAGGAGAAAGATTGATGAGGAACATTTCTGTGATTTTAAGCCATCACTGAATCAGAATGAGATCAATGCAGAGGTGGAGTGGTTCATCAGAGGGATGATTGCTGATGAAAGGTTTCATGAGTATATTGGAGAAAGATTGCAGGAAAAGGTGGATGTCTCGAATCTGGAAGAGGAACGGGATCAGCTGAAGGGGCAGTTACAGCAGGTTGTCGGGGCGAAGAATAAACTGCTTGTGATGCTGGATACTTTGGATGCTGGCGATAAGCATTATGCAAGGAAGTTCCAGGACATGCAGGACCGTCTGGATAATCTTTACGACAGGATTTCTGGTTTTGAGAATGAGATTGCCGATGTGGAGGAAAAGATTAAGGCAGCGTATGGAAGACAAATTAGTGAAAAACAACTGTACCAAATCCTGCAAAAGTTTGATATACTGTATGCAGAAATGTCAGATATTGAAAAAAGGAGTTTATGCAGTTGTTTATTGATGCAATTGAGTTATACCCGGAAAAGATGGATGATGGGCGCATCATCAGGCAGATTGATCTGGCATTTCCGGTGTATTATGAAGGTTTTGAAGGCGAAGCAATTCGGTTGCTCAACGAAAACACAGTCGAGATGGTATGTTTATTGTCCAAACTCCACGAAGCGAAGCATCATGTGA